ATCGGTGGCGGTGGTGCTAGCTTAAACGTTAACTCTGTAACAGCAGGTTCTGTGTTTATTAGCAGTAATATAATTACTACAACTAGCTTAGAACCAATCAAGATGAATGCCACTTTTGAATTCAGAGGGGGCGTCACAGGCGTACCGCTAGCATTCAACTACTTTTTATTATAAATATATCATGGAGAAATAAATTATGGCAACAGGAAGATTGGGAGCTGCAGATCTAGCAGCAGCTACACTAACTACAATTTACACAGTACCTGCAAGTACATTTACTGTACTGACACTGAACCTGTGTAATCGAGGTGCATCATCAGTCAATGTGAGGGTGGCTGTTTCAACATCTGCTACACCTAGTGATTCAGAGTACATCGAATACGACACAGAAATCGTTACTAAGGGTGTTTTAGAACGAACTGGTATAGTTTTAGATGCAGGTAAATTGTTGGTAGTAAGAGCTAGCGCAGTAAATGTCAGTGCAGTGGCATATGGTATTGAAACTTCAACAGCGTAAGGGGATCTAGCATGGGAAGAAATGTATTAACCGGAGTTGCTCCGGAACCTCCAATAAAACTACCCAATGTTGATGTCAGCGCCAACACCAATATCAGTTCGAATAGAGCTTATTGGGTGGATACAACTTCAGCAGCGGTAACGCTGACCCTTCCGGCTACAGCTACTATGGGCGATCAAATTAGAATATTTGATGTTTCAAATACATTTGATACTAATAATTGTACGGTAGCTAGAAACGGAAATGTTATAATGGGTCTAACTGAAGATCTTGTAATCGCCACCGAAGGAGCAGCATTTGAACTAGTATACTATAATGTCTCTAAAGGTTGGAGAATATTCACAATCTAAGGATAATAAATGGCAACGTATTCTAGTTTCAAAAAAATTAATTCAGATGCGGTGGTCGATGCTAGTATTGTTGCAGCAGATATCGCCAATGCAACTGTTCCTACCGCAGCCATAGGTAATCAAGCAGTTACAGGGGCAAAAGTATCAGGCACTGTGACCAGTGCAAAAATAGCTAGTTCTATCGATATCAGTAGTAAAACAGTGACCTATCGTCCGATAGTAAATGCAGATATCAATGCTTCAGCAGCTATCGTAGGAACTAAATTAGGTACTGGCGCAGCAACAACTAATCTAGGTTATACACCAGTTAATACTTCCGGAGATACAATGACCGGAACATTAGTTGTTCCTGCAGGATCTGTTAGTGCTCCTAGTATAAGACAAAGTGCAAGTTCAAACACAGGAATTTATTTTCCTACAACTAACCAAGTGGCATTCACAGTAGGCGGTTCGCAGGCATTACAGATTACATCCTCCAACACTAGATTACCTAACCGCCCAAGTTTTTGTTCAGTAGGAACTTCTGGATGGCACTATGCTAACTCGTTTGGTACAGGTTTTAGAGAATTAGGTAACACATGGGGCTGGGCTTTGACCTATGAAACCGGTGGATCTAATTTTAGTCCTGGCATTGGCAGATACACTGCTCCAGTTTCCGGTTTCTATCATTTCAATACAATGTATTATATGTTAAATGATGCGAACAGTGCGCCACACTACGTTCATGCGTTTTTTGCCAAGAACAATGGGCAAGGTTGGGGAGCAGGCGGAAGATCTCCATATACTATCAACATGCACAGTACTAGAAACAGCTATGATGATGGTGCTAGTTATGCTGCTATTATGCAATTAAACAGCAGTGAATACTGCAATCTAGCTGTTGTATGGCATAACTACAGCTCAAGACTTCACTCTGCGCATCAGTTTTTTAACGGGCATTTAATAGGATAAAACATGGCTACATATAATCAGTTTAAAAAAATAAACAGTGAAGCCATAATCGATGGTGCAATAACTGGCAGCAAGCTAGCAAATTTAGCTGTGACCGCTGATAAGATCAATGCTAATGCTGTAGCTACTGCTGATATAGAAGATGGTGCAGTAGGTACTACGCAGCTTTCCAACACTCTGGATCTTTCATCGAAAACGGTCACTTATAGATCTATTGCCAATGCAGACATTAATGCCACTGCTGCGATCGCAGGATCAAAATTAGGTTCGGGAGCAGCTACAACAAATTTAGGATACACTCCTTTAAATAAAGCCGGCGGCACAATGAGTGGAACATTAACAGTGCCGGGTGGCTCTGCGGCAGCAGCTAGCCTAGCAAGTACGTCGGCTGCCGGCACAGGCATCCACTTTCCAAATACAAATAATCTAGCAATCACCACAGGCGGAACGAATAGAATTACCTTTGACTCTAGCGGAAGGCCCCAAAACGGAAATCAACCTGCGTTCTATGCTTCAGGAAATGGAGGATGGTATTACCATAATAGTTTTCCTAGTACATCTAGTCCTGGTGGACAGTGGAGAGAATTAATTAATGGTTGGTCATGGCAGGTAGCAGGTCAGCAAGGAGGTAGCAATTTTACCAGCACGGGTAGATTTACAGCACCAGTTGCTGGTTATTATTATTTTTACGCACAGACCTATCAATATAATGATGCAAATAACAGTGCAGGATACACACATTGGAATATAGGCAGAAATGGTAGTATTTACGGAGCTTCGGCCACAGGTAGAGCTCCTCATACCATATACGGTCACGGAGTGCCTAGCCATTATGTTCCGGGCGTTATGGTATCAATTACGACCTATATGAATGCAGGTGATTATGCCAGCGTATGTCCATATATGGCCCCAGTAGCAAGAATACACGGTGATCACAGTTTATTCTGTGGATATCTAATAGGATAAAAAATGGCAACATATAATAGCTTTAAAAGAATTGCTACAGATTCATTTATAAATTCTTCTATCGCCACTGGCGATATGGCCAATAATGCCGTGGCAGCAGGTAAATTTCAATCAGCGGCGATTACTGCCGGAAAGTTTGAGAATGCATCAGTAGGAGCTACGCAATTGGCCAGCACTGTAGATTTAAGTACTAAAACAGTAACTTATAGATCTATCGTCGATGGAGATGTTGCTACCGGAGCTGCCATTGAAGGATCTAAACTAGCCTCTGGTGCTATTGTGGCTAATCTAGGATATACTCCGTTGAACAACGCTGGTGGAACCATGACCGGGGCATTAAGAGTACCGGACGGTAGTGCATCATCTCCATCGATAACACAATCAGGAAATACTAACACAGGAATTTATTTTGACGGTTCTAATGTAAGGTTCGCTGCTGCCGGAGCAGAGCAAATGAGGATTGACGGATCCGGAAGAATGATCAGAGGAACTAGCGAAAGTGCAGGAACTGTTGCTTTTAGATCAGACGGCACCAGCGGTTGGAATTACAATAATAGTTACGGAGGAACTGGGTGGCGCCATTTGAATAGTGCCTTCGGATGGACGACGGGCAATCAACGTGGAGGATCAAACTTCAATTCAGATGGAGTATTTACTGCGCCGGTTTCTGGATTCTATCATTTCATGTTTCAAACTTACGGGCATAATGACGGCAACGGAACTGGAAGTCACATACATTTAAGTTTTGGTAGAAATGGTGGTGTGGCTTTTGCTAGAGGTCAAACTCCACATGGAATTTTTGCACACGGTACTTGCGAGACATATCCTCATGGAATTATTATGGATTTAAGTACATATATGGATGCTTCGGAAAATATGAGGGTATTTGTTGCTTGGGCAGGCAACAGTATGAGATTCCACGGTGCGCACTCAATATTCAACGGATATCTAGTTACATAAATAATCGAGAGGAAAAAAAATGCCAATAATTGAATTTGAATTAACAGAACTCGAAGCTAAGGTGATGGCTCATACCTGCGCAGATATGCAGGATTGGATTGAAAATGCTACCAAACATCAGATAGAATTAGCCAAAGATCAAATCTGCGAGAAAGAACAAGCAAGAATGATCGCAGATCCAAACTGTGCTACAATGCCGTCTGACAGAAATCAGATCTGTGCTCAGGCGGATCTAACACCATTAGCTGAAAGAATCAGACGAGGAGAAGTATAATGCCTACATTTACTGTAGAAGTCACTGACCTAGAATACAGGATATTAGATCATGTTTATGGTGATCCTGGTGCTCACATTGATAGGATCGTAACAACTAGAGCGAAAAACGCTATTAAAGAATTAGCCGAATACGAAATCAAGAGACGGCACGAAGATCCATCATGGACTAAACCTATTCCAGCAGACTACGAAACAATTTTATCAGAAATGGTTATAAGATCTCAGAAAGAAATGATGGAAGCCAACAGTGAGTACACTATAAATCTAGTCAAAGACCCAGATTATGGGCTGACACATCAACCTCCCTCTGCATTTTATCCTAAACCAGGTATTTAATTTTTCTAAATATCAAAAAAAGGAGAGTTTTAACTCTCCTTTTTGTTTAAAAAAATATTTTCTTTCAAATATTGATAGTGACTTGGACAGCTATTAGCAACTCTTTTTACATGAGCATTTCTAGTGTTCCAATATTTTTGAGTAGAATCGGAGAACATATTGCTATCTTTGATACCCTTAGTCATTAGACTATACATGTGCCAATCATATGCAAATTTGTTCATAGGCTTTTGATGCATACCTACTAGAACATCGACCATGCCTCCCATATCTTCTCTAAAGGTATGAGATCTAATTAGTCTAACACCATAATCAATAGCTACAGTTTGAAGTCCTCGTAGATAATCGTCATACATACGTTTATCCATAGTAATATTCTCTGTAACATACTTCCAATACGGAGTATCACGACGTGAAGAAAATGTGTAATGATAAGCAACAAATAATTTAAATCCATGCATCATTGTATTGATCACATAATTAAAATTATCTATATGAATCTTGTTGACCTGTTTGTTTTCGAGAGTTTCACAAAGAAGAACTAAAATTTCTTGGACACTTAATAAGCCTGTGCTTTCAAGAGGCTCGATAAATCCGTAACTTAGACCAATAGCCACTACGTTGTTTTTCCACGCAACGTCGTGAACTCCATTTTTAATTTTAATTAATTTAAAATTTAAATCTTTGGATCTATCTGCATTTGGCACAGTCATTTGCTCACTGTCGAGATATTTTTTATATTCATCTAAGGCATCTGGCTCTGAGATAAATTTACTACAAAAAACGTAACCACTTCCAATGCGATTATATAATGGGATATTCCAGACCCAGCCGTTGTTTATAGCTGTGCAACATGTTACATTTTCTATCTCTTTTTCCTTGTCCGTATAGGGAACATGGCAAGTCCATGCACGATTGTTAGGAAGCCAGGATTCGAAACTTTGAAAAGGAACATGCATAGTTTCTTCTAATATCTGACTTCTAAAACCTGTACAGTCTATGAAAAGGTCTGCTTCTAATTGATCGCCATTTCTTAACACCAAATAATCGAGATCGCCAGAATCATTAAGCACATATCTATCAACATGTTCATTTATGAACACTACTCCTCTTGGCTTACAATAGTTTTCTTTGAGATATTCTCCAAATAATGTTGCATCCATATGATATGCTGCATCATTTTGAAAATTGAAAAGAGGAATTTCATTATTAGAATTAGACGAAATTTTATTGTCATGTATTAATGGCATTTGGGGATAATAACTATCTACAAAATCCATCCATGGAGTGTCCGGTTGTAATGTTTTTTTAAAATACCAATCGTCTACTCCTCGTTGTGTATTTTTTATATCTTTCTGACCAAACGGATAATAAAATGTATCTCCTTTTTCATAGAAATCTCTGAACTTAATTGCTAACTTATAGGTAGCATTACAGTATTCCATCCAATCGCTATCTTTTAACTCTAACATATGTAAGAAAGCATTTATACTTCCTAATGTAGATTCCCCGACTCCGATAATGGGAAGGTCGGGAGATTCGATTACTGCTATTTCTAGTTCCGGAAATCTCTTACAAAGAATAGCAGCACTCATCCAACCAGAACTGCCTCCTCCTACGATTATTATACGTTCAATTGGTTTTTTCATGTCTTCAAATCAGTATAAAATTCGATATCTTTGCCGTCATATATATTTTCTTTTAGATACTGATAATGACTGGGCGCAGATTCTGCGATTCTTCTGATATAATCTTTCTTTTGATTCCAGTATTCTTGTGTCTGTTGACTAAAAAATTCAGGTTTTTGGCCCTGTCTTGCTTCTAAAATAGAACCAACAATATCTAATGTAATACTATTAGTAGGGATAGTGTGCATACCAACAAGAATATCAGGCATACCCCCCATGTGAGGATCTCCTGGAACATTATGAGACTGTAGTAATCTTGTCGCCATCTCGCTAACTTGATTTGGCAACTCTTTTAATTTGTCGTCATACATTCTCGGCTCCATTGTAATTTCTTCAGTAACATAGCGCCAATACGGTGTATCTCGTCTTGCACTTAAAGTGTAGTGAAATGAAACAAAATGTTTGAATCCCTGCATTATGCCTTCGACAATATAGTTAAAGTTATCTATATGAATATTGTTAACTGTTCTATATGAAAGTGTTTCACATAATCTTAGAAGTATTTCTTGAACGCTTAATAGACCTGTGCTTTCGAGAGGTTCAATAAATCCGTAACTCAGACCTACACCTACTACGTTTTTATTCCAGCATCTATTGTGTATACCGTTTTTAATGTTAATTAATTTGAATTTAAGGTCTTTAGATCTTTCTGCATACGGAACAGTCATATCAGGGCCGTCGAGATGCCTTTTAAATTCTTCTAAAGCTTCTTCGTCGGATACGAATTTATCGCAGTAGACGTATCCTGTGCCAATTCTGTTGTACAGCGGTATGTTCCAAACCCATCCGTTTTCTATCGCTTTACAATCTGTTACATTTTCCATTTCTTTTTCTTTATCTACGTAAGGAACGTGACAGGTCCATGCTTTGTTATTAGGCAAAGAACTTGAAAAACTTGTAAACGGAGTTTTTAGTGTTTCCTCTAGCAGTAACGATTTAAATCCTGTGCAATCTAGATATAAGTCAGCAGATAGCTGATCTTTATTTCTGAGTTCAAGATAATCAATATACCCTTTATCGTCTAGAACAATATTATCGATGTGCTGTTCTATGTGAACGACTCCTCTAGGAATACAATATTTTTCTTTTAAAAATTGTCCAAATAGCGTCGCATCCATATGGTATGCTGCATCGGTTCTGAAACTGAATCCTGGTAACTGTCCGTCTTTGTTATCATAGATTTTACTTTCATAGATAAAAGGCATCGAGCTGTAAAATGATTCATAAAAATCTGTAACAGGAGTTTCTGGATTCAATGTTTTTTTAATATACCAATCGGCGATTCCAGATTGGCAGTTCTGTTGATCTTTGACTCCAAATGGATAGTAGAATACTTCATTTTTATCAGAAAAGTGGCTAAATTTAATTGCTAATTTATAAGTAGCGTGGCAATACGCCATCCAATCTGTATCTTCCAGATGTAAAAGACTCAAAAATTGATTGATCGTTCCTAGAGTAGATTCGCCTACTCCTATAATAGGAACGTCCGGAGACTCAATCACTGCAATTTCTTTATCCGGAAATCGTGAGCTTAAAACAGCAGCACTCATCCAGCCTGCACTACCGCCCCCGACAATAATAATTTTTTTAACTTCTTTCATCTATAACCCCTTTGTCCTGTTTTTGAATTATCATATAGATAATTAAATGAAATTGATATTCTGGTATCATCGCTTTGATTGTTATTTACACGATGGCGAAGCCAGCCCGGAAATAATATCAGTTTTCCCACAGACGGACTGTGCTGAGATATGTTTGCAACCTTATCTCCAAATGGAAACAACTCTAACATTACAAAAGGATTGGGATTTTCTAATACAATATCGCCGTCGTGCCCTGTAGTTTGATAATAATATACACCGCTGATAACAGAATCTTCGTGTTGATGACTGGCCTGCCCCTGACCTCGATCAGTGAAGTTTATCCAACTATGTGCCATAAACATTTTTTTATGTTTTCTAGCGCCAGTTAAATCTATGTAATGTTGAACGTGTTTGTCTATATAATTATAGAGATTGGTTAATCCGTAATGCTCGATAGTATGAAATCTATCTTTGATATTAGTAACTACTCCATCATTCCACGACTCCGGATTTTCAAATTTATCGTTTGCTAGTATTTCCGGAAGTTTTCTTTTGATTTCATCCTGCACTAAAAAAGTTTCATTCACAGAACCTTGATGCTCATAAACAGGAGTAAAAAACAAATAGTTCAACGTTGTTGTCATTTACCACCTAAAATTTTTCGCCTTTTTAGATATTGCGCATTGAAAGAATAAAAAACCACTTGCATTTTTAAATATTCATCCATCGAAATCTGATGCTGATGCAATACAATATCTTTTTCACTGCATGGAATAATTTGCGCTAGCGGAGTTCCGGCTGTAATAGTCGTTTCGTTAGGGAATTGATTTCGATTTACCCATGTGTTAACGTTTGTAGTATTTTGATATTTAAATTCTAACATACCGTTAACTACAAAATAAGGAGCAGTGGTTTCATGCCAAAAACAGTTGGTCATAAGAAATTTAACACCTGTTTTCTCTTTGAATTTCCATGGACTATTCAATTTAAAATGATAAAAATCTTTTAATTCTTTAGAATTATTCCATTGGAGGCTGCTATGCGATTCGGCACTGCCTTGCGGCTCCCAGAAAACATTAGGAGATTTCCAATTTAAATAGATATCGCTCCATGCCTGTAAAATTATTCCAGATCGAAACAGATCATTTGCTCCTGGACAGGTTCTTAAGGTTCCTCTACTAGGGCCTGTTGGAGTTTTTACTGTTGATGGTATGTTTTTAAAAAAATGTGGAATACACTCGCTGGCCTGTAACACTGGATATAACTTTGGTAAATCGTGCATCCAGGTGAAACAGTCTATGTGTATTTTACTAGGTCTTCTGAATATTGTAATCATATTATCTAAAATGGTTTAAATTTAGTGCGACTTCGGATCCCATCTTTCCTGAAAACCATGTATTGAATGCAAGACTTTTTCTTACATGATTATTGACAGTTCTACTGTCAACTCCGTGGTCAAGATAACTAGGAAAAATAACTAGGTCGCCGTTTTTTACAGGAACTGAAATTCGTTTTGACACCCAAACTGTAGGGCTATTATCAAAATGTAACATTGATCGATTATTCCAACTGTTAGAATTGTTATAAAAATTGATAGCATCAATATTTTCTTCAACATCGAAATAAAAAACACCACTTAAAAAACTATTTGTATGATAATGGGGATGGTGAGACTGATTTCTAGAAGTAAATGACAGCCAACTTTGAGTAAAATAAATCTCTAGTTCTTCTGTGGGGTTGATTACATTTTTTAAATAATTCTGGCATTCTTGCAAAATAAAAGAAGATAAATCTTTGAGCTCGGGATTTGATAAAATGGCAGAATCGTCGGATCGTAAATTTTCACTAAGCGGGTGTAGTTTGTGTTGTTTGTTTAAAAAATTAATTTCTAAAAAATTCAATTTTCTAGGCATAGATGTTTGATATACAGGAGTAGGCCAAAGATTTATGATCTTTGAACGGTCGTCTAGCTTAGTGTCAAATTGAAAGTTTTGTGTCATGTAAAGTGTTTTTTATTATGTATCAGTTTCTGATATGTACCATGCCATACTTTGAGTAGCATAAATTTGAATAAGCTAGTAGGTAAATGATCCAATTTCTTTGTTTCCATTTGCCAGGATTCTCTTTTGAACGGAAAAACAACTACCAAGGGATCACCGGGTTCTAAAATTGCCTGCTCCCCATGAAGTATTCCTACAAGACTAACAGGCTCGGTATATACATCTGTATCAATTATCCCTGGTAAAATTTCTAACTTTTTATTGAAAAAATAATGAGGTTGATAAACAAAACTGCTATATCCTGGCGGAGTTTTTATTAGCCAAGGTTGATGAATTTTAACATAATGATTTTTTTTATTGTTAATAGCAATAGGACACTGCTGATTGGGCTGCGCCCCAATGTAATCTTTTTTAGCACTAAATGATTCGTGCCCATAGTACCCTTTTTCTACTCTAGTGTTAATTATAGATTGAAAAGGATTTCTTAAAATATATCCTGTTAGCATGTAATCTAGCACAGGAATACACTTTTTCACAGAACCAATATTTTCAGTAGGTATAAAATCTTTGTCTACAGGAGCGAATGGCGGGATATCTTTATACCAGTCCGGAATCATCTTACCAGCAGGCAACGGAGGATAGTTTTCTATAATTGATTCATCCGAACAACTAAAAGTTATTACATTAGATTTCATATAAATTTTTTAATTTTGTGAAACAAATTTTTATAAGCTTCAAACAGATAATGATTAGTTTTGCTATTAATCGAAGCGATAGAAGTCGTCATAGACCAATCATCTCTTTTAAACGGAATAATTTGTATCAACGGGTCTCCGGGATTAATATACGTTATGTTTTTATCTAAAATTATTCCGGCTACAGAAATAACATCGTCATAGTTATCGGTATCAACAATAGCAGGAAACAATTTCCATTTAGAATTTTTTAGGTACGCAGGCTGCTGTATTAAACAACTATATCCCGGCGGTGTTTTAATTTTCCAATCAGTTTTAATTTTAAAAATATCTTTAGGTTGATCACTATAAGGACATTGGCTATAATTAAAACTTTGAAAATCTTTATTTTTGACCTGCTTCATAGTGCTAATATAAAGATGATTTTGAAAATTTACAAATTTTTCTTCTAACTGCACTTGATAAGCGTTAAAAATAATATATCCTGCACAGATGTGATCTTGAATAGGTAGACAGTTTTTGACATTTCCTTTATCTAACGATTTTAAATCTTTAATCGGGAGAGATTCATACCATTCAGGTAAAACATCACCGGCAGGTCTAGGAGGATATGTCTCGGCTATCAAAGGATCTTCTGTAATAAATTCAATTTCTTTCATAGAAAGCTATCCTTTGATAATCGGATATTACCGCTTATACTGATTCTTAACTCATCCGATCCATAAAAAGGATAAACCTGATGATTTAACTCTGCAGGAAAAACAGCTATATATCCCTCGTATGATTTGTCTACTGGAATTCTAAAATTTTGTAATTTACCTAGAGAATTAATGAATACAAATTCGAATAATGCAGTTCTTTCTTTTACCAATATTGGATTCATACATTTTGTTCTTTGTTCGTCTATAGTATAAGGCATTTGAACCCAAATTACAAAACTATAAATTCCCGAATGCTGGTGTAGAGGAATAAATTCTCCTTGCCGTTGTGCATTGATCCAAATCCTTTCAAACTCTAATTTAGGTGTTTCGACAGGCGCCATAAAATTGAACACTTGATCAAACATCCTAAATTTATTTTCATGAACATTAATTAAATCTAAAACTTTTTTCTTTACAATATGTTCTGTTTTAGATAATTCAAAATACTGTAAATCACCTACTACACGTTGCTGAAATGCAAAAACTTGATCATGAGATTTTTTATCTCCCGCCGGCGAAATTTCATTTTGAAAATCTTGTATTTCTTTTTTTATAAATTGAAAAGAAAAATCATCTAATTTGTCTATAACTACTTTACATTCTTCTATAAATCTCATGATCTTATCAACCTAATAAATTTATCATATGCTAGATAGGATCTAGCATTATTATTAAATTTTATGTTTAGATCTTCTATGTACATCTTAGAAGCATCTGTTAATGTTACATTTGTGTTATAATGAACACTTTCTAATTCTTTTTCAGCAAGGGTAGAATCTATTTTGCCTATGCCTGCCATAACATAACTCCATAATCCCCAACCGGCCGCGCCGAGGTAATCAGGCACATCTCCTTTGCTAGGCATTCTAGTCTTAGTAGTTTCTAACATTAAATCCACCCATTCGGTTTTGGTGTTTCCTGCCGAAATATATTTCCAAAATTCTGAATCAGTCCTACCGCCCATATAATGCATTACTAAAAAATCTTTTAGATCGTCGTAGAGTTTATTAGTTCTTTTATTGTAAGCAGCGATTGACCCAGGATTCAGCGTATCTTCTGTGGTATTTTTAAGAAACTCAAATACAAAACTAGTTAACTGTGATACAGTAGTATGAATACTAGTAGCTTCTAATGGTTCCGCAAAGGCTGCACACAAACCTATTGCAAGACAGTTTTTTGTCCAGGTATTTTCTAATCTACCAGTGTCAAATTTTAATAGCCTAATAGGTTCGATCGCTCTACCTAATTGTGCTTCTATTTCTTGTTGTGCCTGCTCAGGAGTTGTGAATTCATCGCAGAAAACATAACCGCAACCTCGTTTTTGCTGCTGAGGTATGACCCACATCCATCCGTTCTTTTGAGCCCAGGCAGTTGTATACGGTTCTGGGATGTAATCATCATTTTGTTTTTCAATAAAAGGTAACGCAGCATTAACAGGTAAATTCTTTTTATAACTCACCCACTTGTTTTCTAGCCTAGTCATTAAAACTCTCTTGAAACCAGATGCATCAATAAAAAAATCTGCTTCAACAGTTTTATTAGATTTTAATTTAATTGATGAGATTAATCCTTGCTCGTTAAGAACAACTTCAGATACTTCGTCGTCCAAACAGGTAACGTTATTAGAAGTTAGAGTAATTTTTTTAAAATATTGACCGACCTTGTGGGCATCAAAATGTAATGCATGCCCCATGGAATCTGTACGTTCTAAAGAAAACTTTTTGACATTGTAGTTACTGAGATTGTTTTCTAATAATAAACCTAACTCTGTGGCTAGATGAAGTTTATCTGGAAAATTAACCAACCCGTAGGCAAATGCATAATCAATAAAAGCAGATGATGTCTGCGTTCCACCTAACGGACCAAAGTAGCTATGATCTAGATTTGGAGTCCATGCCTTATGCATAATACCGTACTTGAGAGTCGCACCAGTCTCTCTTAAAAAATCCATTTCATTGCAGCCAAAATTCCAAATTCTATTAGTTACTACGTCAACCAAAGCACCTGTACTACCTTCGCCAGCGCCAATGATGCCAATTGCTGA